GCAAAAAACTCTACAGTATTTGGCCTATTCCAATAACTTTTAAATCGCATTGTTTTTAGTGCTTCAATCCATTGCGTTCTAAACTTCATTAGTTATCTCCTTGATGATAATGTTTCTTTAAATACTCATAATGCGTTGGTGCATCTTTAATAAAATCGTTCCATTTCTTTTGAGATTTCTCAGTTTTAATAAAGAAATTTCCAGCAACCTGTTCATAATTTGTAGGATGCAAGTGTTGCCAATATGGAATAGATGCTGCATGTATTGGATACCACTCATGTCCTATTGCAATTGCATGGAATCCACTATCAATAGCAACTCTGTATGACTGATGCTGTGTTTTATTTACTAACTCTTCAATAAAGTTTGATTCAGTAGATGCCTCCCAAAGCTTTGGGGCAACATCTCTGGTTGTCATATACTTCCAAAATTCTGTGTCTCTTCTTGAACTTAATGTATAGTGATACTCCAAGAATGTGGCAAATGATTCAAAATGCTTTCTTGTAATTCCATTATAGAAATCTCGATCTATAGCATTAAAATATCCACGAGCTAAGAATCTTGCCAACATCATTGCTGACTCATGAATAAAGAATAAACCATTAGATTCTAGTGGCTCTAGAAATGCTGCAGATAAACCAATACCAACAACATTTTTTACCCATGTTCTTTCATAACATCCAGACTTAAAGAATATTTCTCTAAATGCTGAATCTTCTGGAACACGGTGAGCACCAATTCTATCTGCAAGATACTGCTTAAACTCTACAAGTGCTTCTTCTTTTGTTGTCCATCTATCTGAATATACATAACCAGTACCAATTCTTGAATACAATGGGGCATTCCAAACCCATCCATGCCCTAACGCTGTACAGTCTGTATACAAATCAACTTCTTCATCTGGATTTTCATATTGAATTTGAACAGCCCATGCTTTATTTACTGGCAGTCTATCTTTTAGACTATAAAAAGGTTCATTCATTGATCCGCCCAAAAGCAGGCTCTTAAATCCAGTACAGTCAACAAAGATATCAGCATAAATTTCTCTGCCGTCTTCCAGTATAAGCTTTTCTACCCCATCATCATTTGTTACAATTTGAGATACATCTGCTTCAATATGCTTTACGCCTCTTGGCTTTGCAAAGTGTTCTGACAGCCATTCGGCAAATTTGATTGCATCAAAATGCAAAGCAAAATCTCTATCCATTGAGAATCTACCCAATTCTCCATTTTTAGGATTTTTTAATTTTCTAGAATTGAGTAAAACTGATTGTGGAAATAAAGATTCAACGTAACTTTGAGTAGTGGTTGTTTCTGGAAGATAATGTTTCATAACGTGCCAGTCATTTGCTCCTGGCAATTCACAGTTTTCTAATGTTGGGTGTCCAAATGGATAATGAAATCCTCCGTCACCAATTCTGTGGAAATTATTAAATTTAATACTTAGTTTGTATGATGCATCTGTAAAATGCATAAATTCTTTATGATCAACTCCAATAGCATTTAGCCATGCTGGTAAACCAGCAAGTGTGCTTTCTCCTACTCCAATACTAGGAACATAGGGACTTTCAACAAGTGTTATATCTACGTCTTTTAACTGTGAAACAAGGGTACTTGCGGTCATCCAACCAGCAGAACCGCCACCTACAATTACAATTTTCAATTTATTCTCTTTCTAATAAAGATTGGGGATATCATATATATTATACAATATCCCCAATCGGTTTGTAAATAGATATTATTTACTTCTTAAGAGTTACCTTAAGCTTAGGGAACTTAGCGTTCCACTTCTTTGCTAGAGCATTAAACTCTGCAATATATGTAGCCTTTGCAAGATCAGCATCTGCCTTAGCCTTTGCTAGATCTACTACGGCCTTTGCTGCTGCTGCGTCTGCTGCAACCTTATCTGCTGCACGAGCAGCCTTTTCTGTTGCAAGGGCAGTCTCTGCTGCAGCCTTAGCAGCATTTGCTGCTGCAAGTTGTGCTGTAAGGTCTGCTACCTGTGCTGAAAGATCAGTTACGGCAATTACCTTTACTGCTGAAGATGATGGTGTGCTGAATCCAGTTACTGCTGTTGCCATATCTGCAGATGCAGCATATGCAACAATTGTTACTGGGCCAGTTGCTGGAGCAACAAACTTAACGTCTGCTGTACCAAAATTTGTTAGACCAGATCCTGTAGTTACAGTATTTGTGTCTAGGGTTGCACCATTAGCAATTGCTGAAATTGACTTTCCAGAAATCTTGTTTCCGAATACGTCAACTGCGCCAATTGTTACAGTGACTGAGGTACCTGCTGCTGCTGAATTTACTCCTGCTAGAGTAAGCTTATCAATTGCACCAGCAATTCCTTGTACATAATATGTTGTTGTGGTTCCACCATTTGTAATGGCTACTGAACCAATTGCTGTCGTTTTAGTATATACATAAAACGTTGCTGTTGTACCTGTTCCAACATTCTGTGACCAAGTAGCAGATCCTGATGATGCTGTTACTGGAGCAGTTGATGTTGCTACTGCTGGTACTACTGTTGCGTTTGTTGCGACTACTGAAACTACTGTTCCAGTATCTACTGTTACAACGAATTCGACTGTATCTGCTGTATCTACAGAGTTATCTGTTGGTACTGGCAAAGTAATCGGTGTAGTTGCTGCTGTGCCAAGGGTAGTTGTTGTACCCGCCTTCTTTACAGAAGTAATTGACATAGGTGCAGCACTTGCAGATGTTGCAACAAGAGTGCTCATTGTCATGGCTGCAACCACGGCTAGAGCGATTTTCTTGAATGATTTCATTCTTTATTTTCTCCTTAGTTTATCTACCTCAATTTGAGCGTAGAGATTAAATGTGTTCTGCTAACTCTTTTAGCAAAACATGTTTTGGTTTTGCACCAGTAATTCTCACTACTGGCTGTCCATCTTTAAACAAGATCATGGTTGGAATTGATACCACATCATAATCTTTTGGCTTAATTGCGTTTTCGTCAACGTTTATCTTAGCCACAAGCAGATTTTTTTCTTTAGATATTTCATCTAAAATTGGTGAAACTTTTTTACAAGGTCCGCACCATTCTGCCCAAAAGTCTACTAAAACTATTTGATTTTCTGCAACAACAGAGTCAAAGTTACTGTCAGTTAATAACACTAATCAGTCTCCTGTGCTCTTTGATATTGTTCTAGTTCATTTTGAACGTCCCAGAATTCTTCCATAACCTTGTCATATCTGTCAAGTATTGCTTGAGGGATATCTACAAGCTCTGTATCAAACGAACTATCAGGTTCAATGATATCATATATTGCGGAATTTACCAAGGCGATTCTAGGCATTGTCCTTAGATTGCTCTTCTTCTGCCTTAATTTGTGCTGCTGCCTCATTGAATTTATCCATAAAGCGTTGTACCACAAAGTAAGTTACGTCTGCAGCATTCTTGCCCAGCGTAGCAATTGACTCTTCATTCTTTTGCTGCTCTTCAGGTAATTGATTAAACCATTTCTGATATACCTCAACAACGATGTCTGAGACAATTCCTTCAAGCATGCTTTGTTGCTTTTCGATCATTGGATCTTTTTCCATTATTTGGTTGCCTTTTCTATATTAATTAAAGAACCGCCCTTTACTTTGCCGTTCTCTACAATTGTAGCAGTGGATTTTAAAAGATTATAAAGTTCATCATATGTTAAGCTTGGCCTAACCATTTTTACAGTAGCCCACTGCATTGCTGCTACTTGATTTGCTGCAGATGTGCCAACTACAGTTGTTATTTCTCCACCTGGAAACACAGCATTTCTGTGATGGCCTAAAGCATAGAAATCAACTTGAGAAGGAGTTCCATTGCTATAAGTTGCAATAATATTTCTTTCATCTACAGAGCCTACTGTAATTGCCTGTGGGATACAACTTGGATAATCTACTTGTTTTAAATCTCCGTCATTACCTGCTGGGAAGAATAGGGCAACGTTTAATTGCTTAAGCTTATCAGCATAAGGAGTAATTAAATTATTTGGACATAGTTGTTTTAAAGTGGCTGCGTCATGAGTACTTTGGCTCATTGCAACTGCAGCAACATTATATTTGTCTTTGTTAGCAATTACCCAATCCAATGCTCGTGTAACTGATGTTGCTGTTGGATTTACTCTATATCCGTTATAGTATCCAACAATTCTAACAAAAACTACGTTAACATATGCATTAGTTTTAACTGCAATTGAAGCCATTGCTGTTCCATGTCTAAATCCTGCAGATTTAAGAATTTGAGGAGCAAGGCTAGATGCGGATCCAGAACCTTCCTGGAATTGAGTATTGTTTGGGCATACTGTTAAAACATTCTCCAAAACACATACTTCTTGAATAACTCTTTCTTTAAAAATTGGAAGTGAGGCATCAATTGATGTATCTAAAATTACAACTGATGGCTTAATTGGCTCAGCTTGAGCCTTTAATGCAGAACATCCTGCTATAGTAGTAAGTATAAGTATTGTGGTCAATGCGACCTTTGTTATTTTATTCATTGCTCTATTCTATTAAATGTAGTTTGGTTTGTCAATAGTTATAATTCTATATAATGATAAGGTGGGCATACTCCCACAGAGAATTGAGATGCTGCAGACAATGCTAACTCCATACGCTTATAAGGATCTCTCATGTTTTGAGTTGAATGTAATGAGCCTAGGGCAAAGTCCATACCTATACCCTCTGCATAATATGGAATAATGTTTTCTCCAACCTGAAAATCATCATCTACATAAAAAAGTCTGCCTGTTCCTCTTACTGAAACTAGGAATATTCCACCTTGATCTCCGTCTTCAACATTCGGACCAAAGTTTCCATAACCTCCGCCTTTAAATGCATCTTTAACTGAGTCAACAAACTTAGTTCTCATAAATTTATCTAAAGCTTTTGGACTTCCAGTAAATCTTGGTGGAACCCACTCATATTGAAGAATTTGACCCATTCTAAAACTATCAACAAATGCTATTCCAAATTGTCCTACTGTAAAAACCTTTGGACTTTTTTGAGCAAAGATGTGTCCGCCTTTTTCATCAACGGCTGCTGAATCAGATCCCATATAAACTTTTCCGCTTTTGATGAGTCCAACGACACAAGTCATTTATATATTCTTTCTTAGTTTAGTTTTATTGTTTAATAGTTGTATTAAGTTTTCTACTTTTTGCTCTTGAAGATATTGATTGATTCTTATCTTAAGAACCAATAAAAGAATGATTGGGACTAAAAGATCTTGACCAGATTGCCATCTGTGGTACATAAACCAAGCTATAGCTATGTTTACAATTGTGGTTAAGCCAATGCCGTACCACTTAAGTCTTTTTTCAGATATCATATACCTATTGTATAATATTGTAAATTTGATGTCCAGCTCTATTTTAAGGTTAGTTTGGACATTAATTCGCTTAATTCATAATTTACCTTGGCTAATTTTTCAAGGGTTTCGTAATATTTTGCTTGCCAAATTAACAATTCATTCTCAGACATTAGCAAGGCATTTTTAAGTTTTTCTAATTCTAATTTAAGCTCAATTTTGCTATGCTCAATATCTTCTTCATATGCTTTACGGGAACTACGCTTGCCCCAAGCTTCTATTAATTTGGCAGCAGAACCTCCAAAGACTGCCATTAATAGCATCAATATTGTTTCTGAAGTTGTCATATTAAACATTATATGACAATTATATCAAAAAATGTATTTTAAACTAAGAGCTCATCTGCTAATATTGGTTGACCAATATAGCGCTTTTTAATAATGTAGTCCTTAACATGATCTGGGCCAAACTGCCTGCCAGCCAAAATAATTGTCCAGCGTGGCTCAAATTTAGACACAATACATGTTTCACACATCAACAAGTTAATTGTTAGCAATGCTGATTTTTTTGTGTTTAACTTATTCTTACTTTTGTTGCAAGAATAACAAAGAATTTTTTCCATTAATCTTCCTCTACATGTGAAATTACAAATTCATCCATAATTGTAAAATCACTATTTTCAATTGTTTCTTCATAATCAATGCCGTCTTTTTTATATCTAACTACAGAAGCATATGTTCCTAAAGATTCTACATCTCCATAAACTTGTTCTTCATGTAACCACACAATCAGATATTTATCGTAATATTCTTTCACCTTTGGCTCCCTCTAGTTCAACACGAACCCCATAAGATTCTAAGACACGCTTTACCATTTCAATGTAGTCTATGATTCTCATTCTTTCAGAATCTCCATACTGCATGAAATTAGATTCATATAACCTAATTGCTAAAAAATCTGGAAACTTAACTATATCCATTTGTAAACCATGGACTGGTTGTTTTATTTCTCTTACTTTCTTAGCCATTTCTTTTGTGTAGAATACTGGTTTATTTATTTCACCTGTCCATTGATTAATGTCCATGCTTTACCTTTAATCTATTCCACACTTCTTCAGTTTTATGAATATTACGTGATTTATCTGTTGTACCAGAAGTAAGGTATATTCCGCCCCATACTCCGTATTCATTGTTTGTATTGCCTGCTCGTAGACATTCTTTGGCTACTGGGCAACTAATGCAACACTCGTCAATGCTTTTAGCTATGTTAAAATCTGCTTCATACTTATCGTAAAATAAGTTTGTGTCCATCCCATTGCATACCGCAAGATGCCACCATTCAAAATCATCTGGGTCTACACCTAGATCATTTAATATATTTGACATATCTGTCAGGGAGTTCCCATGTCCCCTTATCATTCATGGCAAATCTATTTGTTAGACCCCATGTATTATTTCTAAACATGCCCCGCTTATTAGAAAAACCAGAAGCATCTCTTTTCCAAACAACTAACGTGTAGCCGTCCCAGAAAGCATCCTGATAATCTGTTTTAAAATTTTTAATAAGCTGATTTACTTTGTTTTCTTTTACTAACACTTTTTCTCTTTTCTCGTGCTGGTCCACCTGGACTCGAACCAGGGACCTAGAAGTTAACAGCTTCCCGCTCTGCCGACTGAGCTATGGACCAAAGGGAAAGCCCCGTGGTATATATTATACTGTTTTCCACAGGGCCTTGTCAATCGAATTTAATTAATTTTTACAACTTTTTTTACATTTATTGATTTTACTTCTTGATCTGAACCAATAATATCTTTTACATAGTCTACGGCATCTTCAGGCGAAAAAGCCTCAATTTCTAAATCCGCTTCTATTTTAACCTTGTATTGGTCCATGTATATATTATACTACTTTTGAGATTTTTTATCTACCCTAGGGTATTTTTCTATATAAGACTTTATTGTGCCATCTTTTCTCATTCTAACTATCCAACCATTTTTAATTTGAATTGGATTAAAGCCATGATGAGGCTTGTATTGTCCAGAGCTCATTTTAGTCTTCCTTTCTTAATGGAATAGTCGCCAACCAAATAACTGTAGAAATTACAGTTGCTACTCCAACGACTTGTTGTGCCGTTCCAGTAAGGGTAAGCCAGGCTATAAAAAAGCCTAAAAGAGTAAATATCTGAGCGATACTTTCTTTAATTACTTCCCAAGCATAGTTTAGGACTGCTTTAATTATTTTCATCCTATCCTCCTTGTCATGGCTGCTGCCACAATGTTTGACGCAATGATAACTGGAATAACTACTTCTTGTGCTTTTTCCCTTTGATCATCTGTCATATCTTTACCCCATTCTGTAGGGCTCAGCAATTTTTCAAAATCTATATCTGTTAACATTCCAAGAGGATCTGCAAGAAAAGCTTCTGCTTTTATTTCAGTAGTTGCATCTGCTAAAGTATACGGCATTGGAGCGTTTGCATTCTCTTTAATTCTATCACCAAATTGCTCCAAAGCCTGTGCAATAGATTCATCAGACTTTGCTAAATTAGCTACAAGGGCTATTTCTTTTACTGATATACCAAGACCTTCTGCTACCGCCGCTTTTTGTTCTGGGGTCAGTTTAGTTAATGTGTCCTTACTTGTTAAATCTGCAATTAGATTTGCCGTTTCTTCTGTGATAGCATTAGGTTGTGATGGTTTTTCAGAAGGTTCAGCAGGAGTTGGCTTTGGTTCAGGAGTTGGCTTTGGATCTATATCCGATGGCAGAGGTGAAGGCTCTGGTGAAGGCTCAACAGTGGGCTCTGGATCAACAGTTGGTTCTGTCGTCGGTTCATCTGTGGTATCAGAACTTGGCTCTGGAGTGGGATCGACTGGTTTTGTTTGCTCAGGCGATGGCTCAGGAGAAGGCTCAGGCGTAGGAGCAATTGTTGATTCTGGTGTAGGCTGTGGTTGATTTGCCATAGCTGCCGCAATTGCTGCTTGAACTCTCTGTTGCTCTTCTATTTGCCAAGTAGAGTTATATGAATCCCAAGCATCATCTATTGCATCATTCATATCTATTATTGCTTGATCATAAGCCGCAATTGCATTATTTTTATCTGTTAATGCTGTGGCGGTATTAGAAACCGCAGTATTATATGCAGCAGTCTTTGTAGATAATGTTTGATTGTATGTATTTAAAGTAGAGTTAGCTGAATTGTATATAGATAATTTATCATCATATGTTGCTTGTGCTGCTTGTTGTGCAGCAACTGCTGTATTATATGCATCTATTTCTGCTTGAGTAGATCCTTGTCCATATGATAAGAACTGTGAAGGTATGCCAGACCAAATTCCGCTATGACCCCATCCAAGGTGCATTACTCCTGGGCCTCCGCCGTTGTACCACCACACTTCTAATTGAAGAGTTTTATCTGTTGTTGTATTAAAATGTCTTGTGTACGGACTCCATGTAGCCCCTTGTTCACGCCATAATGATGATTCTAAAACTCCATCTACATATATTCTAGATCCATCGTCTGTATATGCTGCAAAGTAGACATCGTTAATGTCATTAGGAACTGTTAGTGTGGCTGTAAATATGCCTATCATGTTTTGTGAAGCACCACATATTGCCCAGTCTCCAGCGTATGTATAAAATGTAGGTATAGATCCTTGGCATATTAATCCAGGATTAGGCGGAAGAACTGCTGTGCTACCACTTCTTACCATTGGATATATTTGAAATGCTACTCCCTGTCCACCATTTGATGGAACTGGAGTATTTGAAAGGTTTACATTGGCTACATCTAAAGCATCTTGAGCATTGTTTTTATTTGTTAATGCGGTAGCAACTGTTACTGTTTGACCATCTACTGCATTTTGTGCTGCTGTTTTTTCAGATAATGCTGTTGCTTCAGCCTCAACTGCATCATCATAAGCAGCTATTTTATTATCTCTATTTGTCTTTGCGGCAACGGCTGCATCATATTTAGATTCTGCTATATCTATTAAATCTTGTGTAGCCTGTTCTTCATTAAGGTTGCCAACCTTTTCATTTAATTCTGCTATTTCTTGAGCGGCTATGCTTAACGGATCATCACTATAAGAAGCAGGAGTCATAAATAGCCAACCAAATCCTAATATAGCGGCTAATGAGAGTCTCCATAATTTAGTTCTAGTCAACTATAATCTCCTAAGCAAAACTATGTTTGCTTATTTAATTATATCATCTAACTACTTAGCGTTATCTGTTTTATAAAACCCAGAACCTTTAAACTGTATACCAAAAGATCCATACTGTTTAACCATTGCAGCACCACATTTTTCACAAAGCTCTGTCATTGTTGCTTCGTTAATAGATTTAGTGATTTCTTTAACATTTTCGCATATAATGCATTTGTATTCATAAACTGGCATGATTACCTACTTTAACATTGGAAGTTTATTTTTAAGAGCCCACTCCATTTTTGTCCAAAAAATAGACCAGGTGTATCTAATGCCTTCTTCAATCATTTTTACTCCATGAAGATGATTTTCATCTCCTTTAAAGCAAATTAACATCCCTGGTTCTGGTTTGATCTCCCAATTCCATTGAGGCATATACAGTTCTCCGCCAACATAATCTGTATTAAAATAAACTAAAGAAGAATAATGTTTGTCATTAAAATCTTTTTCAAATTCTTCTAATGCATCTTTTGGTAGATTATATTTTTCTAACATTTCAAAATCATGATCTTCTGAAGAGTCGTAATAGTCTATATGTGGTTGCTGTTCTCTCCCAGGTCTCCATCTATGTAGACCAGACAATTGTAATATAAGAGGGTCCTTAAACCTTTTTTCTACTAATTTTTTAATTTCAAATTCTTTTTGAATTAAAAATTCATGAGGAAGTTGTGGAAAATAATTTTTAGAATTTACTCTAGATGTTAAATCTAAAGTCATTCCATACCAATTTTTTTTGTCGCCCTCACGAGACTTTTCTGATTTATAATCTTTCTTTTGTTTTTCTTTAGATGTAATTTCCCATGTTTCTTCATCACAAGATTTTAAAATATTTAAAATTTTTTGAACTTCTTCTTCATTTAAAAAATTTTTAATAATTAAAACGTCTGGCTCTTTTAGATCAATTATTTCCATTGTTCTCCAATATTAAATGGGCAGTTTACTTGGCCGTGCCCAGGGCCCTTATGCCCGAACTAAGCGGTGCACAATACAATTATACCCCAATGGGGTAGCATTGTCTAGTATTACTTGATTTTGATTGTTTTAGGTTTCTTATCTTCAGGAACAATACGCTCTAATGAAATTTTGAGCATACCGTTTTCCGCAACCGCACCAGTTACCTCAATGAATTCTGCAAGAGCAAATTCACGGATAAATTTTCTGGTAGCAATTCCACGATGAGCGTATTTAGTCTCATCCTTAGAATCCTTGATCTCTCCCTTTACGGTCAAGACTTGTTCCTTAATTGAAACATCAAGGTCTTCTCTAGCAAATCCCGCAACCGCCAGCTCAATAAAGAATTTATCTTCATCGTCTGTTGTAATTACGTTATATGGTGGATAGTTTGTGCCTGAAGCGTGGGTGTGGATTCTTGACAACTTGTCAAAATCACGATTGAACCCTATAAAAAATGGATCATTAAAAAAATCCATTGCGAATTGTGTTACCATTTTATTCCTCCTTTAAGCGAATAAATTAATATACGGGCCCCTAATGGCGACCCGTATATTATTATATCAAATGATTAAATTATTTGCCACAAGTTGGGCATTTGCCGTCTGCTGCAACAGCAGGTTTTACCGTTCCACCAGATTTAAACTTTGGACGCCCAAATCCTACAATTGAAACCATTACATTCTTTTTGTTTTTCTTATAAGCACGTAGTTTCTTGCAGGCTTCTCCGCCATTTCTCTGGCTTCCCTTTTTACCGTCTGCAGTAGTATTTCCTTCAATACACCATACGGTCCCGTCTTCATTATCCTCAATAACAATTCCGACATGAGAAATGCGGTCAACGCCATCAGAGGGGAAATCAAAATAGGCAATATCTCCTGGCTCAGGATCAGCAATATCTCCGTCAATCCAAGAGTTTGCTTTCTTAAATGCTGCTGCTCCTCCAGGTGTATATACTGTGTTTGGAATCTTGACTCCTGCCTCGTTTGCACACCAATTTACAAAACTTCCACACCAAGGTTGGAAATTTGCCTTGGTGTACGCTCCATATTTTGTCTCGTTGTCTTTTGGTCCCTCGATGTATCCTACTTGAGACTTTGCAACTTGAATTAAACGAGCAGCGGTTCCTGCGGGAGCCTTTGCTGTTTCTGCTGGTACTGGAAAATCTGTCATATTAATCTTTATCCCAATCTGTATCAACTGGTTGTTCTGCTGGCATAGCACCATCTGGTTTGTTAGCAAGACGTGCTCTTACTTCGTCTGCTTCAACGTCAGCTTTTAACTCGTTAATTGATAATTCTGATTCAAGCTTCTTATCTGCTTGCGTATTCTTTGCATCCATCTCTTTGTTATCAAGTTGAGCCTTCATGATATCTTTAGCTCCTGATTGCCCAATCAATAAACCTGCTAATGTTCCTGTAATAAATGTTGCAACTGATCCAAGAACATTGAAAAACATCTTATCGTTTTCTGATTGTGCTCCAATTGGTTGTGATACAAAAAGCAATCCGTATAGAATTCCTACTGATGTTAAAAACAAAATTGAACCTAGTGTTAATCCTAGGATAAACTTTAATCTTGCCTCAAGATCTGCTGGGGTTAATCTTTCTTTAGCCATTTTTTACCTTACTATTCTGATAGTCTGTCCATATTTTTTCACCAACAATATCTTTGCTGCATGTTCCTGTTGATTCACAAATTGGAGGATTGCATTCTGCTTTATCCCAATTTGCTTGATCTTGACATGGGTAGCGGAAGCTACCTTGATAGCCGCATGATGTTAGCGCCAAGGCTAGCAGTACGGCTGATATTGAGGCTATAGTCTTTTTCATATTACTATTATAGCATTTGCGCCCCTGAAAGGAATCGAACCTCTGACGCAGGCCTTAGAAGAGCCTCGCTCTATCCGCTGAGCTACAAGGGCATGAATAAAGGCCAACTTTCGTCAGCCTTTATCCGTAACCATAATCATCCTAAAGTAGCGAGCCCGAATGCGTAGGGGGGTTAGCGCCTACAGGATAATTATATTACATAATTAATTAAAAATCTTTTTAGTTCTCTTAACGCAATTGGGAACTTTTTTGCCACCTTTATTTTTCCAACCAATCATTTCATATCCGTCCCAGCATGGGTTGGCTTTTTCTGTAACGTTGGCATAAAGAGCTTTCATGTGCGCTGTTGCGGCAGTCTTACTAGCATGGCATCCAACCAATTCTCCAGTATCTTCTTTAACTACTGCATAGCCTTTGCATCCAGCAGCACCCTGTTCAACTTTCCAAGGCATAATTACCTCCTAATTATTTGGAATATCTTTTTCAAAATCTGTTGGAATGAGTCCATGTTGTTTTGCAACTTCCATTCCTTCTTCACTTAAAGAAAATGTTGCTTCCAGATTGTCGTCATATTCTACTTTCATAAGTCCAGCTTTATATAGACCAATCAAAGTTTCATCAATATGATTCATGTGTGCAGCCCATAGTTCTGGGGCAATTTCTTTTGCCGCTTCTGTTATCTGCAAGATGAACTCTCCACTTTCATCTACCCCAACAACCTCTATAGCGCCTATCTCTATATAACGATCTAAATCTGGCATATTGTTTTCCATTTCTCTCCTTGTGTGGCAAGTAGGACTTGAACCTACGATTGCCGAATTATGAGTTCGGGGCTTTGACCAACTAAGCTATTGCCACGTTGGTACATTATAACGTTTCCGAACTAATATTGTCAATAGATGTTTCTACAACCTGTTGTACATATTCAGAAAAATGTTTTCTAATATTTCCAGCTGGCCTAGAACCAACTTGCTTCCATATCCTAGTATACTCTAATATGTTTGCATATGTAGTTGGACATACCATGATTCCATTAAATTCTCTTAAAACAGTAGGCAATGGGACATGTTTTCCACAGCACTTACACTCTTTTGCTCTTTCTTGATATAGATTTGTCATAGCATCATCATTCTTCCTATTGCATCCTGTAAATCATTTGGCATAGCCTTTGGAGGCTTTATAAGGTTTATTGCCTCTTCTTTTTGCTCACCAAAATCTGCTTTATAACTCATTGATTCATAAGTATGAATCTCTACTTCTTCATTGTTGTCAAACCTGCTCCTGCTAATTGTGTTAAATATTGAACCACAGACAGCATCGGCCAAGTCTTTAGAACCTTTTCTTGGGTGATCTACCTTATCACGCATAATCTTTAACTGCAATAATTCATCGATAAGCAGCGGTATATGTGGCCCGCTCAATCTTTCTTCAAGCACAACCATTGCCATGTCATCGTAATGCTTTTTTGCAACGGATAAAATTTCTGTATTAATTCCATATGTTTTTAATTGCTGCATCATATCGTGAGAATTCCATCTATCAAATGTGCATATTCTAATTCTGAATCCTCTTGTTTTTAACGCAAGGATGTAGTCTTTAACTTCAGTAAAATCAACTGATTTATCTGGAGTTGGTGTCCAGAACCTTACAGCGTCTACTTCTACAACTGGGGCTGGTTGAGAGTATGTATCAGTAACCTTTACGTTTACCCATTTATTAACATGAGACATTGCTACTGCACAATGGTCATGTTTTTGAGCTAGATCAACATGGATAAAGTATTCTTTTTCTGGATCTGGAATAAACCACTCTTCAAGTCTTCCAAAGCTGTCTACTGCAAGATGAGCTTTATTAAAAGCTTTTTCAACCTTTTCTCTTGATTTAAAAAATGCGTCAACCATTTCTGGTGGCATACATGCAAATCTACCAAGGGCATCTAGTCCGTTTTTATAAAAGGGAATCTTAAAATCTTCTAAAGATCTTGTAGGATTAATCTCCCATGTCGGTCTTTTAATTGCAAAAACTTTAGGGACTTTATATGAAATAATGTTATCCTCTTCCCATTCAATTTCAAATTCATTACCCTCAACTCCGTCTGGCAAATCAACGTCCATCTTAAACTTATGTTTTTTAATTATGGTTTCTTTTTCAGCAATGACATTTTCATAAAATTTTTGTATTGGATCTCCCTTAAATCTAGGGAAAGACAAAAGAATTACTTTTCCAAAGTCAGGGAAACGAGAATCTACGGAACCTCTATACATTTCATATATAGCATCAGCAGTTTTTGCTTGGTCATGACCAGTAGTATTTTCAATAGAGAATCCAGAAATTTCATCAAGGACAACTACTATTACGTTATATCCTTCCCATGCTTCTCTTTCTGAGTGTCCAGAATGTACTGTTATGCCTTTATCAAATTTAATTTCAGAAGCTTTTTCTGTATACTTGCCAACAAACCAAGGGGATTTGCTAATTCTTGTTCTAAATCCTTTGAAGAAAACATTGTTTGCCTGTTGTGCGTTAATAGCAATATTTAAAATATCTATTGAGTCGCCAGATGGTTTTCCATAGTATGTAGCAGGATCTTTAAGAGAAAGAAGTAAATAAACTATGTATGCTACAGATATAGTTGAACAATAATCTTTTCCGCTACCCTTACCCAACTGTGCAATAACTTCATTACATGTTTGTTTAAATCTACGCTGCCCCTCTGTCTCTCCAAAAAGTTTTATTAGTGTTGACTCTTTGTAGATCTGGCTGCTCTTCTCAATGAGTGTATACTGGTGCTCCGAAAGTGGAGGGAGGCCAAGGTAATTTGGTGACGTAACAAATGTTCGTAAATCGACTGGTCTTTCATCAAATTCCTCTCCGTCTAGGATATCAATGAGATCATTAAAATTAAGATCCACTGGCTTCCTCTGTATTTATAACTACTGGCTCAACAACTCCTGTTATTTGAGAAAGTCTTTTAGCAACATCCATTTTACACTTAGGACATGATGCCGTAACTTCTTTTAATATGCCAACAAGAATTTCTTGCTTCTTTTCTGTTTCTGCAATTTGCCCAGCAAGTTCTGCGTTATCCAACAAACCAACCTGCTGTAGCATGCCAATTCTTTTTGTTTCTATGTCTGCAATAAGTTTAAGAGAGTTGGCCTTAACATTTAGTTGGCCTTGTCTATCTGCCTCTTCAACGGTGTTCCAGGCTTCTTTAATAAGCATTGCATAATGCTGATCCGCTCCAGAGATAGCTTCTTTTGCACGTTCTCTAGAACTTTGATCATTGTGTACGACATTTTTCCACTCATCAATTAGTTCAACAACTTCTGCCCTTTTAAATCCAGTTATTGTTGCTATCTGAGTTGGATTATTGCCTTTAAGTAGTTCTGAAACTACTTTATTCATGCGATCAAAATGATCAGCTAATTCAATTTCCATATGTATTATTATACTTCTAGTCGACTAAAATATCAACTTGATTTTGATTTGGCAATTTTTAATAGAATTAAATAGCCAATTAAATCATCAATATCATTATCTCCTGGGTAATCCGTACCCTTCATAAGTCTATTTAATTTATCATCTATACGAACATGCAATTGTTCTCTTGGATCCGCCTTTGAAAATATACGAACAGGGTCAAGTGCTGAGTCCCCGTAAGATATATTTTTATCAATAAGCATATGAGCAATCTCATGACATGCTTTCCAAATTCTTGTTCCCGAAGGAGCTGCTGTAGCATGAAGATATAGGTCTTCACAATGAAAATCTTTTACGTCTGCAAATACTGGTTTTAACATTACCGCCTCCTTATTAATCCAAATTGTTCTAGGTATCTTTGTATTGTCATAGCAGAAACTTTACACTCTGCTGCTATTTCTGTAACTGTTTTCTTTTGAACTACATATCTTCTATATAGCCAATCTTTGCTTTGATAAAGTTTCATCGTTCTGTCAACACCGTATTAGAATAGTGGGCAATACCAAAAGCGTCTGCCACATCAAAATCATCTAAAGACAGACTGTATTTTTTATTAAAGTAATCTACAGTCCTTTGTTTTCTGATTTCCCGCATTTTTGCTTTGTACCACGAATCAGCATGTCCTGGATTTTCAAACCTAAGTTTGTCTTTCTCCAACTTTGTTGGGTTTTTATTTCCAATATGTGCCTGCCAAGATGTAGGAGATATAGTAATAACACGAGCACCAGTAGACATAAGCTCAGCAATGACGACACCGTATACATAGGATAATTTTATCACAGCATCTGGCGATTTGACAAATACTGCACCCTCAACAACAATATAATCTGCACTTAATTCATTTAACATTGCATTCATTTTTCTTTTAGCATCATAGATTTTTTCATAAATGTCTTGACCATGCAATTCTAATTTACCCCATTTAATTGGCACATTATTATCCATTAGACAAAATGCTATTGAATTTGTTGATGCATCAATTCCCAAAACTCTAACTGCTTTTGATTTAACTAGATCAGCTAATCCCATCTAACATCTCCTTAAGCTTTTTACGAGTTTCTTTTTTCTCTTTATCTATACAAACAGTACATATTGATTTTTCTGTATATCTACTTAACTGTGCTCCACATAATTTACACCCACGTTTTGCGCCATTCCTAATTGCTTTCTTTTCATAATACTTTTCCATAATTCTTTTGTTTGTTGCAATGCGGCAGCATTCGTCAGAACAATATTTTTGATTATGTGTTTTAGGTGAAAATTCTTTTTTGCAATCTGAATTAGCGCAAATCATTATGCTTTTACCCCCATAGGAGATATTTCAATTGAACCAATGTCTGCAGTTTTAGACCAACAGTCTTTTTTAATTGGACAATATTTACAAGGCGACTTTGTTTTTGTGTAGCCTTCTGGTCTAATTGGCATGTCTCCTTCTTTAAAATTATCCC